GCTGTCTCCTCAACTACAGCGGGGATGAGCGAATCACTCACATCGACAGCAGCGCCGCCGGCAACATCGTTCGCATGGAATGAGTGGAACCGGGTAAGCATTCGAGCGTAGAGCATCTCCTGTCCAAAGTTGTCATAGGTTCCTTTGGCGTCGGCCTTCGCGTCCTTGCCCCGCGCCTTCTGCACGAGACCGGACTTCGTGGCGTCATCGAACGTATACTTGATCTTCAGAGCTTCCCCGGCCTGCGTGGTCATCGGCTCGCCGTTGAAGTAGAAGGCGTACTCGCAGACCTTGTCGGTGTGCTCGACGACTTTCCAGTTGTAACCGGCGCGGCGCAGCAGGACGGCGCGGCCCTTGTAGTGCAGCGCCGGGGTGAGGATCTGCCCCTGTGGGATCAGGTGGATGAACTGAAGCGATTGGGCCTCGTTGAAGCCGAAGTCGCGACCGTACATGTACTTCAGCTCGATGGCCGGGGCAGGGATGCCAAGAGCCATGCTGCGCCGGTTAGCCTCGAAGGCGTCGATGCGAAGCTGGTCTGCCCGAGACTTCAAAGTTGCATCTGTGATGTCATCGAGCAGGCTGCGGGTCGGTGCCTGTGCCTGCGGCTGCGGTGTTTCCGCCGCCTTCTGGATCTGTTCTGTGAGTGACATATCTTCCTTCCCCCGTTACGCCGGGAGCACGCGGAATGGTCTGGACACGGAGGGCTTCAGAACGCTCTGATAGACATCCGGGTGTTTCGATTTCAGCGCATTCGTATCAACGCGCTGAGAGACTTGGGGCTTGGCGACGATGCGGTAGCCGGGAGCGGTGGCCGAAGCCGCATCGCCCAACAGGCGAAGGGACTCTTCCTTAATCTGCTCCATCGCAGCCTCGGCATCATCGCGTACATCGCGAAGAGAGAGGTACTCGGCAGCCAGCGCCGCGATGCCGGGGATCTCCGTGGCTTCCGCGTCCGGGTCGATGCTGCCTAGCAGCGCCTCGCCTTGGCACGAGAAACGATACTCGCACTTCGTGCAGCGGGAGTCGCTGGCCGGCAGGCGGTTGGGCTCGCCATCGCCTTGGACCATCGCCCAAAATCGGTCAACGTATTCCCGCATGAGGGCGAACGCCGCCGGGTCGAAGCCTACTTCAAACGTCTCGAAGCGCCAATTGGACGGCTCGAGAATCGCGAACGCCCCCCACCGATACTCCGAAAGACCCATATACCACTGGATCTGGAGTTGGTATCCCAGAGGGATGCCGCTCTTCTGCATCTCTCGGAAGGCCCGCTCGTTGGCCGACTTGCACTCGAGGACCCCCGGCCCTCGCGCATCACCGAGAATCACGCGGTCCATCGCGCCCATCTCGTGATCGGCGATACCCCTGCTGGCCTTGCGGCGCCGCACCTTGTTGCCCGTCTTGGCAACGTACTCCGCAACGATCAGAGGCTCCAGCTTGACGCCGCGAAGCAGATGCCCGCGAAACGGTACCTCGTAGTCGGGCTCAACGGCCCGCTTCTGATACCACAACTTCCGAGCGCAGCCGTAGGGCGGCGCGTTGACGATGGACCCGAGATCGGATCCACCGATAAATCCTGTTCTTTTCATTGCTCTCTCCTCTCAGTGATTGCCCCACGGCTGGTAGTGTCGGGATGCCGTGGGGCGCTGTTAACCGTTCGCTTTCTTTACTCAATTTCTCCTTGCTGAAATACCGTCCATAGGACGGCTGGCTTGCGCCAGGTGGTCGGCCAGATTCCACGGTTTCCACGCCGTTCGTCCGGATTTCTCCTTTTGAGTTGGCCGACCACCAAGCGCAATCAGCAATCCCTGCCGCCGATGATCCTCCCGAGGGCCATCAGTAACGCACCAGCTCCCCCAAGGACCAAGCGATCCCGGCACTCAAACAGGGCGTAGGCAATAATCGACGCCCCGACTGCCATGATTGTTACCGCGCTTGCAATCTTCACTGGACTGCACCCTGAAGGATTTTTTCAATCAGGGCACGCAGCGAAACTTTGCAAACTGCGGCGGTCACCTTTAATTTCGCGTGAAGCGGCTCTGGGAGCCTAACTTGGAGCATCTTTGTTTCCATGAGTCAATCATCGCCCAGCGGAATAATAAAGTCAATAGTTTTATTGAAACTAGTTTTTCTATTACTTTATGTTTTTCACCAGTGCTGAAATAATGGGGACGTGAGAAGAGGAAAGAAGGAAGTCCCCCTGACGGTGCATCAGGCGGCAAAAAAGCGGCTGTCGTCGATCCAGGATCTCGTGGCGAAGATCAACGCCGCGATCCGCGATCCGACTGGCGAGATCAGCCAGCGATTCCGCGCTCTGCCAGAGGAAAAGCGGGCGAACATCCTTCGGCAACTGGAGGAACTGAGGGCTCAGTACAGACGCGACCAGGCCGTGACGGACTTCAACACGTTCGTGCGGCACGTCAGCCCCAACTTCGTCGAGGGTCCGCACCTTCGTCAACTCTCGGAGGTATTCCACCGCATCGACTCCGGCGAGTCCGTCCGTGTCATCGTGAACATCGCGCCTCGGCACGGCAAGTCCGAACACATCTCGGTACGATTCCCGGCCTGGTACCTCGGCAAGAACCCCACCAAGCAGATCATCCAGGCATCATGCAACCTGACGCTGGTCGAGAAGCTCGGCCAATCCGTCAAGGACATCATCGCCAAACCGGAGTACGGCGAAATCTTCCCGGACTTCCGGCTATCGACCGACACCAAGGCGAAGACGAAATTCAAGACGGGATCTGGCGGCTACTACTTCGCGACCTCGACCACGGCTACCGCTGTTGGCTTCGGCGCGGACGTACTGATCCTGGACGACCCGCATGGGGAGCAGTCCTCCATCGGATCAGATAAGGCCAGCGTGATGCCATCGAAGGAAAATTTCGACCAGGTGTGGAATTGGTTCACGCAGGTCCGCGCCCGACTCCAGCCGGGTGGCTCCATTCTGATCGTGATGCAGCGGTGGTCGCCGTTCGACATGACCGGACGGATCATCGAACGCATGCGGACGGACCCGAACGCCGAGCAGTACGAGGTGATCGAGTTCCCCGCGCTGTTGATGGAGGAGGACGAGGCAGGCGACCCCATCGTCGACGAGAACGGCGACCCAGTCTGGAAGTCGCTCTGGCCGGAGTTCTGGAAGGTCGAAGAGCTGCTAAAGATCAAGAACAGCATGATCAAGTGGCGGTGGAATGCCCAGTACATGCAGAACCCGCTCATGGAAACGAGTTCGATTGTCCCGCGGGAGAGGTGGAAGTGCTGGGGCATGGACAAGGACGGGGAGATCGACTATGACCTCAAGCCGCCCATCTGCTCGTACATCATCCAGACGTGGGACACGGCATTCAGCGCCGACACCCGCTCTGACTACTCCGCCGTGACAACGTGGGGCGTGTTCGATGCGACCGATGAGCACGGCAGCCGGCGGAACGGCATCATCCTCCTCGACGCATGGCGCGGCCAAGTGGACTTCCCTGCGCTCAAGAAGAGGGCCAAGGAGAAGTACCAGCAGTGGAAGCCCGACGCATGCATCATCGAGGCGAAGGCGACAGGAACCCCGCTGATCCACGAACTTCGGCAGATGGGGATGAGCATTCAGTCCTACACGCCGACGTGGCAGACGGGCGACAAGATGGTGCGCTTGAACTCGGTGAGCCCGATCTTTGAACAGGGATTCGTGTACTATCCTCCCCGCGAATGGGCTGACGCAGTGATAGACGAGGTCGCGTTGTTCCCCGCCGCCGATCATGACGACTACGTCGACACCGTCATCATGGCGATGATGCGTTTCCGCTCCGGCCGATTCATGAGCCTGCATGACGACCTCCAGGAAGAGGAAGACCGCCCCTATCGGAAGGCGAAGGCCTACTATTAGCTAGTGTGATATCGAATGCATGAATCATAGTATTAGCTGATGTGATATCGTGAGAGGAAATGATCGAGCGAGTGAATGCCGGCGAAATTCCTTTGGTCGAGATCCAGGAGACGGTAATCGAAATCCCTGAGGGGAAGGAAACCACCGTCGAACTGGAGGACGGCAGCATCGAGATCACAATCGAGGAACCGGAAGAGTCTTCAAGTATTCTGGAGGCTCCATTTGATTCCAACCTTGCCGAATTTCTTGAGCGAGACAGACTCAACTCTATCGGCTACGATCTAGTCGATTTGGTCAAGGCCGACGAGCAGTCGCGAGAGGATTGGCTCGAGGGTTTTCGTGATGGCATGAAGCTGCTCGGCTTCAAGCCGGAGGACCGGACGGAACCGTGGGCCGGCGCGTGCGGCATTGTTTCGACGATGATTCCCGAGGCGGTGGTTCGATTCCAATCGAACGCGATGACGGAGGTCTTCCCCGCGGATGGTCCGGTGAAGGTGAAGATCATGGGGCGCGTGACGAAGGAAGTCATCGAGCAGAGCGAGCGCGTCCGCGACCGGATGAACTACACGCTGACCGAGGAGATGCCCGACTATCGCACGGAAACCGAGAAGCTGCTCTTTGGGCTGGCGTTCATCGGGTCAGCGTTTCGCAAGGTCTGCCCGGATACCCAGACCGGAAAACCAGCGGCGACCTATGTCCGCGCCCAGGACATGATCATCCCATACGGGGCATCTTCGCTTCAGACGGCCCCCCGCTACACTGAGGTCCTCAGGCTGTTTCCGTCTGACGTACAGCGATTCCAGGTCACAGGGCAGTGGTTGGACGTTCCCGTTGACGAGACGCCCGATGTATCCGATCTCCAGGAGGCCATCGACGAGGCCACCGAGCGGACGCCGTCCTCGATGGAGTCCGACCCAGGGACGTACTATGAGTGCCATACCCTGCTGGACATTGAGGAGGACCCCCTCCGTAACGAAGACGGTCTCCCGCTTCCGTATGTGGTGACGTTCGACCGCAACGGCGTTGTCGTGGCAATCCGGCGCAACTGGGACGAGGCCGACCCGAAGAAGCAGAAGCTGGTGTGGTATGCGGCGTACAGCTACATCCCCGCCGAAGGCCCGTATGGCTATGGCGTGCTGCATCTCGTCGGCGGTAGCGCGAAGGCGGCTACCTCCATCGAGCGGCAACTCATCGACGCTGGCACTCTCGCGAATCTCCCCGGCGGGTTCAAGACGAAGGACGCCCGCGTATCAGGGTCTGACGATCCGGTTCCCCCCGGCGAGTGGCGAGACGTGGACTTGGGAGCGAACACCCTGCGCGAGTCCTTCTTCCCGCTCCCATACAAGGAACCGTCCGGTACCCTGCTCACGCTCCTCAACCGCATTGAAGAGAACGGCCGCCGGCTGGCCTCGATCTCCGACATCCAGGTCGGCGACATGAGCGGCAACGCCCCCGTGGGCAGCGTGCTCGCCGTGATGGAGCGGGAGATGAAGGTGATGTCCGCGGTACAGGCGCGGCTCCACGCAAGCCTCCGCGACGAGTTTCGCATCCTGGCGCGTGTCATGCGGGACATGGCGCCGGATGAGT